AGCGGCCAGAAACTTGATTTCAGGTTAGGCCGTCAGACCATCAGCGCGAGGATGATCCCGGCCAGCAGGAGGCCGGCGAGCAGGACGTCAAGGCGCTCGCTCACGAGCGGAACGAACTCGGAATCTGGTGCCACTTTTGGTGCCGTTTTCTGGCACCAAGCCCCGATTCGCCCCGTTTTTGTTCTTGCGGCGACCCGGCGGAAATGCCTATAACCCATTGGCCGATAAGGGCACGGGGCGTAGCGCAGTCCGGTAGCGCGCCTGCTTTGGGAAGATACCGGGTATCCACCGCAAGCCCCTCAATTATCTAGCGTTTTCGCCCCAGAGACGAGCCTTGGTGCCACTTTTGGTGCCATTAAACTTGCCGCTTCCATCGCCGCGCGCACCTGAGCGGTGTCCGAATTGGCGTAGCGCGCGGTCGTCGCGATGTCGGCGTGCCCGAGCATTTCCTTTACGACGTTGAGGTTGCCGCAGGCGGCAAGCGTGCGGGTCGCCGCGGTGTGGCGCAGATCGTGGAAGCGCAACGCCGGCAGGCCGATCGCCACGCGCGCTGCCATCCAATCCTTACGCCAGCCATCGTGCGTGAAGGGGTAGCGGGCGCCCTTCGCCTGCATCACGCCGTGGTGCGGGTCGTGGCGGTTGCGGCGGCAAATGTACGTGAACACAATCTCGCGGTGCCGCCCTTGCTCGCGAGCCAGTAGGAGCGCCAATGCCTCGGTCAGCGGCAGCACCAGGAGCTTGCCGCCGGGCCGGCGCGACTTGACCCGGAAGGTCAGCGTGCGGCCTTGCCAGTCGATCTGGTCCCAGCGCAATCCGATGGCGTTCTCCAGCCGCACCCCGGCGATTAGGGCAAATTCAATGAGCGGCCAGTAATCCGGCCGCAGCACCTCGAATAGCGCGGCTTCCTTTTCCGGCGACAGGATCGTCTGCGCCTTGTCGGGCTCCGGCAGGAAGACCCGCGCCCAGGCGATGTCGGGGACGGCGACCCGCCAGTGCTTGGCGGCGATGATCACCGAGCGCAGCAGCCCGATCTCGCGGTTGATCGAGGCGTTGGCGCGGTCGCGCAACTCCATCCTGCCGGTCTGTTGGTTGCGGGCGCGCCGGACGCGCCGACGGGCAACGTAATCCTCTAGGTCGCGGGTGCCGAGGCGGGCGAGCGGCGTCTCGTTGCCGAGCTCGCGGATCAGGGTTTGGCTGTGTCGCTTGATGTCGCCCGCGCTCCTGACGTGCGCGCCGCGGGTTTCCCAATAGCGCCCGAGGGCTTCGCCGAGCGTGAACCGCGCGCCCGTCGCATCGGCGGCCGGCTCTCGACCAGCCTGGGCGGCGGCGAAGACGGCGGCGGCTTCGGCCTCGGCGGCCTCGCGGGTGTCCGCGCCAAGGCGGTCGCGAAATCGACGACCTCGGAATTGGAAATTACAATACCAGCCGTCTCGGCCTGGCCGCTGTTTGACGAGTGATTTTCGCCGCAAGGTCCGCGCTCCTGTTGCTGGAGGTAGTTCGCCAGATCCGATGGTTTGAACTTGCGGCGGCTGCCGACCAGCACATAGCGCAGCCGGCCCGCCTCGATCTCCTGGGTCAGCGTCTCCGAGGTGATGCCGAAGGCGCGACAAACCTCGGTCTGCGGGATCAGGAGCCGCCCGTGGGTCAGATCCACGATCCGCTCCCAGAGGTCGGAGTCGATGCTGGCTGTGGGGGCAGCCATCGGGGGACACCTCCGTCGGGTATTGGCCCGGGAGAATATCCTAAATTTTTACGCATAACAGCCCATTTGTGGGCGTCGCCGGATTTTTTTGGACGGCGGCACTTGCGCAGAATTTTACGCGCGGTTAGCGTGGTAAGTGGTCAGATTGTCGCAGCGGTTGGGGCGAAATTTGATGTTGGAAGCCCAAATGGATCCCTGGACGCTTCTGCTGCAGACGATGCCAGAGGCCCCAACAGAACCCGGCGTTTGTCTTGGTCCCTGCCTCTTGCTGGTGAAACACCATAACGGCGAACAGGGCTTTATTGTCGGGATCTGGAACGGCAGCGTCTGGTGTGACCTGGATTGGGAATTGTTGGAACCTATTCGCTGGGCGCTGCTTCCTCGGCCGGAATCTTTTCCCGAAATACCTGCCGCACGGCCTTGATGACCTTCGCCACGACCTCGGGAATGTCGTCGTCCCGACAGTGCTGCAGCGTGCAGTAAGTCGCGATGGCGAGGCTCACCGCGACGGCCAGGTCCTGATCCGGCGCGCGCAGCCCCATCAACACGGCGGCGTCGGTTTTTAGTATTTCGGCGAGTTTGAAGATGCCGGCGACGTTTCGCCCGTGCTGCGGCGGCTTGCGAAAATACTCTTTCGCGACCTTGGCTTCGACGGTCACCGTGTGCAGGGTCTTGCCGAGCTCCGCAGCGCGGATCTCGACCCGGCGCACAAAATCCTCATCGCACCACTGCATGGCGCATACCTACCACCGCGCGAGAGACCGCAACAGTAAAATTTTGTGCAATTTGGCCGGCGTTGGCGAGAAACGACGGGCTTGAACCTCCTAAAATTTTACGCCTATGATGGCGGCCATGACCGCAGCCGACCTTCTGACGCTGGCTCGCCTCTATCTCGAGGCCACCGGCGTCTCGCGCTCCCACCTCGGTGAAGCCAGTTGCGGCAACCGCATGATCTATTTCCGGCTGGAAGCCGGGTTCGGCTGTCATAGCCGGAACCTGGAACGTGCGCACGCCTGGTTTGCCGAGCATTGGCGGCAGGATACCGGGCTGGCGTGGCCCCAGGGCATCCCCAGGCCCCGCCGGCCGCGAGCAACGCCAAACCCCGACGCCTCGGCCCTAGTTTAACGCGGCTCCGCGCCGCAGCCTTTATGGAGTCGACCGTGGCCCAATCGCTAGCGTCCGCCGCCGAGCCTGACGTGGTGCGGCTGCTCACCGAGGCGCTGGAGCACGCGTGGCTCGACGGCGCGGATCGATGACCGGCCGCACGCCAGCCTGCGAAGACAGCGCGGCCATCGCCGCGCGGCTGGCCGAGATCCAGCGCGCCCGCATGCAGGCAATCGCCGGCTGTAGCTGCCCGCAGCGCGACACCAACGGCAACGTCGTGCACACGCCGCTATGCCCGCTGCGAGCTGAGCCGGCCAGCCAAATGGAGATGGCGCGCGAAGCCATCATCCGGGCTCGGGAGCGGCAGCGGCGCACCGCTGACGATTACATCGCCGAAGGCATCGCCGCGAAATACGCGCGCCACCGGGTGCTGTCTTGAGCGAACTGCTCGACAACACAGAAAATCTCGAACGGGTCATGCAAGAGCTTGGCGACATCCTCCTGCGCCACCTCGGCGTATTGCCGGATGTGGCGCTGGTCCTGCGTGTCGGCGAGCAATGCCGAACTCTGTTCGCCGCCAATCCGCTGAACGTCATCCCCGATGAAGACTTCCGCCTAACGCTGGGCTCGATGCTTCAGCAGGCTGTCGCACAAAATCTGCGCCGACAGGCGAGGCATTAGATGACCGAGCCGCTGACACCCGAAGAAGACGCCCGCGACTCGCTGGAATCGTACAACGACGCCATGCGCGCCATCGGCGAGCGGGTGAAGGCAGGTGCTTCGGTGCCCGCTTTCCTGCGGAGCGGGTTGCCGGCTGAACCGCGACAGGCGAAAGCGTATTTCGCTGCGGTCGATGCTTTTATTGCTTACGCCACGAAACTGAAAGACTGGCCCGCGGTAGAAGAGGCCATCGACCTGAAGGTTGGGGAGCAAGGAAAGTTCGTCCGCTGGTGGGATGAGGTCGTTCGTTCACAGGGCGAGGCCAGGAAAGAAAACCCCGATCTGCGTTTTCTTTCGGTCGATCAAGCCGAACGACGGACTGACATTAAGCAGCAACAGGTCTCGCGCTGGGGCAAGAGCCTGGCCGATGCCGACAAGTACCGCACGCAGCAAGTCCTCGCGGCCTATCGCAAGGCTGGGCTGGAGCCTGACGCAAATCACCGTGCCGAAGGAACCGGCGAGAACGAGTGGTTTACGCCCGCCCAATACATCGATGCCGCGCGCGAGGTCATGGGCGGCATCGACCTCGATCCAGCAACGCACCCCGCGGCGCAAGAAACCGTCCAAGCAGATGACTTCTTCACCGCCGCTGACGACGGGCTGACGCAGGAATGGCATGGCAAGGTGTGGCTCAACCCGCCGTATGCGCAGCCGATGATCGCGCAATTCGTTGAGAAGCTGGTGGCTGAAGTATCAGCCCGCCGCATCGAGCAGGCGATCATGCTCACCCACAACTACACCGACACGGCATGGTTTCATCACGCCGAGGCTGCGGCCGACATGATCTGCTTCACGCGCGGCAGAATCGGCTTTGTAGACATTGATGGCGTTGCCTGCTCGCCAACGCAGGGACAAGCCTTCTTTTATTATGGGCGACGGGCTGAGCGCTTTCGCGACGTGTTTTCGCAATTCGGCTTTGTCCGATGAAGCTGGAAGAAACGCCGGAATATAAGCGTGGGCGCAATGGCGAGATCCTGATGCACGCCTTCGCCATTGAGCATGGTTGCACAGCCTTCGATATCGGAGGCACGGCTCACGGCCAAGCGCCACTGCTGAACTCGCGGCATAGAAATATTATTGCGCCCGACGCGTTGCACATTCGCAACTACCCGATCTGGGCCGAGTACAAGACGAAGACAAACGCATTCAATTGGAATGGCGGTTCACGCGACCACGAACACCGGATGCCGCCTTGCCTGGCACACGGGGTTCAAACGCGGGCTTATTACGACTACGAGATTGCCAATCGGCAGATGCCCGTCGTGTTGTGGTTCCTCACGCTTAACACGGGAATGTTGCACGTCGCCTCGCTCGATGAACTCGGCGAGCCGTTCGACTCAGTCGACCCCGCCTATCCGATTGTCAATTGGCCCATCTCGCGAATGAAGCGGGTAGCGTCATTTGAACAAAAGCGAGTTTTGCAGTTCGTGAACCGGCCGCCACGGCAAAGCCTGCCAACGGCCGAGCAGCGAAAGGAACTGTTGCGCTGGTTGCGCCCGGTGCAAGTCGAGTTTGACGGATTCATCGAGCACTTTCTTACGGTTTGCGAGAAGCGCTGGGCATCGCGAGGTGCGGCGTGACCCACGCCCCGATCACCATCTTCGGCCTCGACCCGCTCTGCCTGGTGTTGTTCGCGCTCGGCTGTTTCCTGTGGATTGAGGGTGGCAAAACCCGGAGCCGGCGATGATCGTCCACGCCTTCTGGAGAGACGCAGGATGACTAACTCACACGGTCTCCGCTACCGCTGGTGGGTGCTCCGCGGGGAAATGTCAGACCCTGAGGCCCCTCGGCACCATTGGGTAACATCGGGGATAGCTCTATTCGTCTGCCTGCCCGCGCTGAACTCTATCGGCCTCTGGATTGAGGCTGGCAAAATGAAACGCCGGGCGTTGGAGGCCCGGCGCTTCGGAGGAGGATGCGATGCGTACTCATCGCAAACTCTCGCTTCACACCATCGTGATTCTGCGCGTCAGAATCAAGGTGGGGCGCTAAGCGAGGATGGTCAACCCGGTGCTTGCCGGGTTGGCCTCCCCCGGAGCCGGCCGTGATTGTCGCGGGCGCAGACCCCGGCGCCGACGGCGCAATCGCCTTCCTCGACGCCGAGACGTGCCGTGTGTTGCGCATCGTCGACATGCCCATGGCAGGCACCGAACTGATGGTCCGCGACTTGGCGAACGAACTGCTCGCCGCGCTGGACGAGCGACGCTGCGGGCACCTGTGGATCGAGCGGCAGGCGCCTTGGGCCGGCGGCGAGCGCCGCATCGGCGCCAGCTCCGCCTTCGCCCTCGGGCAGCGTTACATGGCCATCAAAGCCATCGCTGCCTGCCACGGCTGGCCCCTCTCGATCGTCACCGCCGCCAAGTGGAAAAGCCACTTCGGCATCAAGGCCAGCAAGAGCCTGGCGCTCGCCGCCGCCGGCCGCCTCCTGCCCGAAGATGCCGGCCTGTGGACCGCCCGCCGCGGCTACTGCACCCGCGCCCGCGCCATCGGCCGCGCCGAGGCCGCCCTCATAGGGCTGTACGGCATACGGACATTCCACACCGTTGCACGCGGGCAGGCGGCATGAGCGCGTGGGTCGATGGCTACCGCGCCGCGCTCGCCGATGTCGGCCGGCTGTCACTGAGTCGCCGCCTCGTACATCCAGATTCCCTTCGCGAGAAAGCGCTCACCGAGCTGCTCGCCGACCTCGCCGCCGACGCGCTGGTCATCGAGCGCGAGCAGGACAACCGCCATCAGCGTCGCCGGCTGCGTGCCGCGCGCGAGGCGATGCTGCCGCTGGACGAGGCACCATGAGCCAGTACGACCGCGACCTCGCCACCGCGATCTATGACGAACTGACCAGCGAGGCCAGCGTCGACGAGGCGCTCGACATCTGGCGGTTCCCCTTCCACGAAGCCCCCAGCGACAGGCGGCGGATGTGGCTCGCGCTACAGGCAGCCGCTGCCGTCGCCATCGACGCCGTGCTCGCCCGCCGGATGCGCGAGGCCGCCCGCACCGGGCCGTGGGGCGACTACGACGAGGAGGAAGGCTACCCCTGGGTGATGCTGCCGCGAAAGCGCACGCCATGACCGAGCCGGCGCGCGAAGTCCGCGAGATCGAATCCACCGGGGCCTGGCTCGACTGGAGGCGTTCGGACATCACCGCATCGCGCTTGCCGGCACTCTTCGGCCTGCATCCATACCTGTCACTGCCGCAACTCGCCGACATCATACGCGGCACCACGGGCACCGGCACGACCTCGGTGCCCGATTCACCCGCCATGCGCCGCGGCAGGATACTGGAGCCAGCCGTGGCCGCCGCGCTCGCCGAGGAGCGGCCAGAACTGCCGCCGCTGGTCAAAGCCACGACCTATCACCGTGTCCCCGAATGGCGGCTCGGCTGCACGCCCGATTACTGGTGCGGCGATGACGGGCTGGTGCAGTGCAAGACCGTCTCCCCGCAGCAATGGCAGGCATGGCACGGCAAGATCCCCACCGGCTACGTCATCCAGACGCTGTGCGAGATGATGGTCACTGGCCGCGCCTGGGGCCTCCTGGCGGTGCTGGAAGTCTCCCCGTCCTATCCGCTGCACGTCGTTGAAGTGCCCCGCCACGCCGCCGCAGAACGCCGCATATTGGATGCCGTCGCCGCCTGGTGGGCCGCCTTCGATGCCGGGGAGATCGCCGGCACCGCGCCGAGCGTCGAGCTGGAAGCCGAGTTGGACGACGGCTCTTTTGTAGACCTTTCAAAAGACAACGCGCTGCCCGCCATCCTCGACGAGCGGCAATCGCTGAAAGCCACCACCAGCGAGGCGGAAAAGCGGCTGAAAGAACTCGACTACGAAATCAAGAACCGGATGGGCCGCGCGTCGCGCGGGTGGCTCCCCGGCTGGGACATTTCCTTTGCTACGCAGCATCGCCGCGAGACGGTGCTGGCCGCTCGTGACATACGGGTGCTGCGCGTGCGCGCCGTCGATGAACAGGAGACTACCGATGCCGCAGACTGACCTGACACCTGCCGGCGCCGATATCATCGAAAGTGTCATCACCAAAGGCGACCTCGCCAGACTAACGCCAGGTGAGCGCGTCGTGTATTACAAGCAGGTCTGCGATAGCGTCGGGCTGAACCCGCTCACCCGGCCGCTGGAGTTCATCACACTCAGCGGCAAGCTCGTACTGTACGCACGCCGCGATGCCGCTGATCAACTCCGCAAGATCAACGGTATATCGGTCGAGGTCGTCAGCCAAAAGGTCGATGGCGACATGCTCACCGTGCACGTCCGCGCCAGTGACAAAACCGGCCGCAGAGACGAAGACTTCGGTGTCGTCAGTATCGTCGGGCTGCGTGGAGAAGCGCGTGCCAACGCGACACTGAAATGCATCACCAAGGCCAAGCGCCGCGTTACATTGTCGATCGCCGGCCTCGGCTTCCTCGATGAAACGGAAGTCGATGACATACCGGCACGCGAGCGGGTCGTTCCCCTGCGGCAAATGCCCTCCGACACCACCGAAGCGCTCGACCAGTTCGCCGCCGTAACGGGTGACGCAGAGCCCATACCGCCGCGCGACATCCTGGCAGAAGCGCGCGATGCGGCCGAGCGCGGCACGGCGCAGTTCCGCAGGTTCTGGGCCGATCTGTCAGCCGCCGAGCGCGACAGCATCCGAGCCCATCTGGTCGAGTTCCAAGCCGCTGCCAGAACCGCTGACGACCCGTTCGGGCTGGCTCCACTATCATCACCAGAACAGCCGCAGGATGAGATCCCCATAGCTCAACCCGCGACTGGGCCGGCGCCGGTTGTACCCCCTTCCGACGCCGGCCAACCCTATGCGACAGGCGACGTTTTCGCCGAACTCGACTACCAGGCCCGCGCTGCCACAAAGGACGGCGCGAAGGCATTCGAGGCCTGGTGGAAAACCCTGCGCCGCGGTGACAAAGATCTCCTGCAGGCGTTCCGGCCGGAGTACGACCGCCTCGCCGCCGAGGCCGATGCGTCATCGGGGCTGCGGCTGTGACCTGGCCCGCCGCATACCGCATCGCCGATGACGTGGCCCGCACCATTGCGTTGTGGCGCGCGACGGGGTTGACCGCGGGCGAGGCGTGGCGGGCACTCACCGGACGCTGGGTGCTGACAGTCAGTTGGCCAACCGTCGAGGCGGCGATGATCCGCATCGCGCTGGGGCGGCAAGCCGGATCGCCTGTGGTGTCTAAGCGGCGTCTTGCTGCCAAGGTGCCACTATCACCACTACCACCACTGCATTTCACCGACGACCCGGTGGCAGCCCGTGACCACGGCTCGCCGGGGCGGCCGTCGCGCCCGCCGCCGCTCGGCTGGTGAAACTCGGGAGGAGTGACGATGTCGCAGGCACCGATGATGCCGATCTATCCCGACGCGCTGCTCGGCGACACGCTGCACCTCAGCGCCGAACAGCTCGGTGCCTACCTGCTGCTGCTGTTCGCAACTTGGCGCAACAACGGCAAGCCGCTGCCCGACGACGACCGGAAGCTGGCCCGCATCTGCCGGTCGACCACGGCTCACTGGCGCCGCGCCCTGCGCCCCACCGTGATCGAGTTTTTCCAAACCGATGACGGATTCTTGCATCAAAAAAGGCTCGAATCAGAGTGGAATTTGGTTCGCGAAAAGATCGAAATTAACAAACTAAACGGGGCCTCGGGAGGTGCCGCTACCGCATTGAAATGGCGTCAATCAACCATAGGCGACCGCTACACCGAACCTACCAGCGAACCGAAGGGCGAAAAGGAGGGCGAACGCCCTACCAATCCAGATCCATATCCAGAAAAGAAGAGAGAGAGCCTTGTGGATAGAACGAGCTTGTTGCCGCGCGAGGCCGAGCCCGACACCGCGACGAGGCCCTCTCCCAAAAGTTTAAAAAAACTTCAGGAAAGCGAAGTGGAGCCGCGGCAACAGCTCGCCGAGGCGCCCGAAGGCTGGCTGGCGGAAGCGGAAGCCGCCCGAGACGAAGCCGGGCTCGAACCCGTCAACCTGCCGCTCGAATGGGCCAAGTTCGCCGCCCGAGCCGAAGGCCCCGTCGAGCGCCGCCGCTGGATCGAGTGGAGCTTGCGGGCATGGGTGGCCCGAGAACCGCAGCGCTACGCGAGCGGCACCCGTGGCCTCGGTTCCGCCGCCGAAGCCGTGGCAGAAACCCCGTGGGCTGCCCGCATGCGCCAATGGCACCGCGAGGGCTGGTGGCTGCCGGCCTTCGGACCTCGCCCCGGCGAACCCGGCTGCTTCGTGCCGGCGCAATACCTCGCCGCCGAGGCCGCCGAATGATCGCCGACCCCTCCGCCGAACGCCGGCGGCACGACCGCATCACCCGCGCCGCTGGAACGATCGCCGACACCGATGGGTGCATCGGTGCCCCGTGGCTGGTCGAGTCCATGCTCGGCCGGATGGAACGGCGTGGCGATATCGGCAGCCGAGAGCGCCATGCCGGCGAGGAGTTCAGTCGCCTGTTCCAGCTTGCGCATCTCGATCCACTGCGGGCCGCTGACATCGTGCGGGAAGGCCGAGGCAATGGCGCTGGTCCGCACGGCAGCGAGCGTGCCCGCCGCCGCATCGTCGCTGCAATGGACGCGCTGGGTGGGCACGGCAGCCCCTGCGCCACCGCCGCATGGTTCGTCCTGGGCTGCGAATTGTCCATGCGCGAATGGGCTATGCGCGAGGGCTGGGGTGGCCGACCGCTGCGGGAAGAAGTGGCCAAGGGCACGCTGGTGGGTGCGCTCGGTGTGTTGGCAAAGCACTTCGGCGTTTGAATAATCCTTGACAGTTCTCCGATATGGCGTATTCGCATTCGCTAGGGTGTGAGAGCCGTCACTCAAATCAAATTGATTTTCTGAAACGCCGTGCTCAGCAGGCCGCCGCGCATCGGTATCGCGCCGCCGCGCATCCCGACCTCCGATAGCCGGCGTGTCCCACCACCACCCAAGACTGCCGACCCGATCTACTACAGCCGCGAATGGCGCAGCCTCATTGCTCGGATCATCAGGGTCCGTGGCCGCCGCTGCGAAGACCCTGCCCATGTAGGGCTGCACGACCCCAAAGCCCGCTTGTTCGGTGACCACATCGTCGAGCTGCGTGATGGTGGCGAGCTACTCGATCCGAGCAACGTGATGTTGCGATGCGGCTCATGCCATACGCGCAAGACGATCGAAGTGCGACGCGAGCGAGCGCAACGCGAATCCTCGCCCCGATTGTAACAGGGGGGGGGGCGAAAATCGAGGCGAGGCCGGCCGAGCAACCGCGCTTGGTGGCACGCGCAGATTTTTTCCTTGCGGAGCTTAAAAAGGGGTTTTCGTGAACGCGTGGCCGGCAGATCGGGTGGAGCGTCGGGCGGTCGCCGGGCTTGTTCCGGCGGCGCGCAATGCGCGCACCCATTCGCCCCAACAGGTGGGGCAACTGGCCGCGTCGATCAGGGAATGGGGTTGGACGGTCCCGGTGTTGGTCGACGAGGGTGGCGAGATAATCGCCGGGCATGGCCGGGTGTTGGCGGCGCAATTGTTGGGGTTGGGCGAGGTTCCGGTGATGGTGGCGACGGGTTGGAATCCGTCGCAAATCCGGGCTTACCGGATCGCCGACAACCGGCTGGCGCTCAACGCCGGCTGGGATGACGATTTGCTGCGGCTTGAATTTGGGGAGTTGACCGGGCTGGCGGCCGATCTTGTGCCGCTGACCGGGTTCACGATTGAGGAGATTGAGGGGCTGACGGTGCATGCCCTCGATGGCATGCCGGAACTACCCGATGGTCCGAAGCCGCCATTTCAAGCGGTCACCTTCACCTTGCACGAAACGCAGGTAGGGGTGGTCACCGAAGCCTTGCGCCGCGCGAAGGAGGCAGGGCCATTCGAGGAAGGCGTGAACGCCAACGGCAACGGCAACGCCTTGGTCCGGGTTTGCAAGGCCTATGTCGGCTAAGGCGCTACGGATCGCGCCGATTAACGCGGTGGATGCGCGGGGATGTGTGCGCCGACACCATTACAGCGGCAAGGTCGTCAACAATTCGCAGTTACACCTTGGCGTGTTCTGGAACGGCAACCTCGAGGGGGCGATGCAGTTCGGCCCGTCCTTGGACAAGCGGAAGCTGCGGGGGCTTGTAGCCGACACGCCGTGGAACGGATTTATCGAATTAAACCGGATGGCTTTTTCCGAGCGCCTGCCACGCAATAGCGAAAGCCGGGCGCTGGCTATCGCGTTTCGGCTGATGCGGAAACATTACCCGCACCTCCAATGGGTTGTTTCTTTCGCCGATGCGGCGCAAAGCGGCGACGGCACGATCTACCGGGCGGCGGGCTTTGTGCTGACCGGGATCAAGCGCAACGACCAAATATGGATATCGCCCTCGGGCGAGCGCTTTGCCCGGTTTTCGTTAACTGACCAAAGCAGTTTGCAGCAGCAGCAATCGGCCCGGCGGGTTGTCTCGCGTAAAACCGTCACGAAGGGGCAGCACATTCTAGCCGTCGATGGTGCCGCCTCGATGCGCCCTTATGTTGAGGCGGGATGGGCGCCGATCGAAGGCTACCAACTGCGCTATGTGTATTTTTTGGATCGTGCGGCCGCCGCACGATTGACCGTGCCGGTGATCCCCTTCGCCCGGATCGACGAAATGGGCGCGGGCATGTACCGGGGCGAAGCGCGCGCGAAGCAGGCGACGGAAGCGCTCCCCGTTTCCGGCGGCGGGGCAGCACCGACCCGCGCGCTCCAATAAAAGGAGGTTTCTTGCCAACCACACCATCACGCCGCAGCACGGTCGCGCACCAACCGGACGAGCGCTCGCGCCGCACGGTTGAATCGATGACCGGCTTTGGCATTCCGGCGGAAGACATTGCGCGGGTTATCGGGATTTCCCGCGATACACTGGACCGGAAGTACCGGCTTGAGCTCGACACCGGGACCGTTAAGGCCAACACGCAGGTCGCGCAACACCTGTTCAAGATCGCGACGGGAACAGGCCCCGGCGCAACTGCGGCCGCGATTTTCTGGCTGAAGGCGCGCGCCGGCTGGAGCGAGTACGCGCCGGCGCCGGTCAGTAGGCCGCACGCTGAACCGCCACTGGGCAAAAAGGAGCAGGCGCAGGTCGCGTCCGAGGAAGCCGGGCGCGGCAACGAATGGGGCCACCTGGTCCACTAGCCAATGATGTCTCCCTTCGCCCTGCCCGATTGGGAAGTTCGGTTGCGGCGGGGGCAGACGCTGATGCCGCCGTTGCCGTGGCTCGCCAGCGCCGAGGCGGGTCGGGCGGTGGCGATCTTCGACAAGCTGCGGTTGCCGGATGTGATCGGGCGGCCGGCGCTGGCCGAGGCGGCGGGCGAGTGGTTCCGCGACATCGTGCGGGCGCTGATGGGGTCCATCGAAGACGACGGCAGCGAGCGCCAGGTGCGCGAGGTCTTCTGCCTGACCCCGAAAAAGCAGTCGAAGACAACCTATGGCGCGGCGCTGATGGTGACGGCGCTGTTGATGAACCGGCGGCCGCGGGCCGAGTTTCTGTTGATCGGGCCGACCAAGATCACCGCCGACCTGGCGTTCGACCAGGCCGCCGGGATGATCGAGGCCGACCCGGACGGGTTTCTGCAAAAGCGGATGTTTGTGCAGGAGCACCTGAAGACGATCACCGACCGGCGCACCAAGGCGCAACTGCTGATCAAGACATTCGACGCCAAGGTGCTGACCGGGGTGAAGCCGGCGGGCGTGTTACTCGACGAACTGCACGAGATATCCAAAAGCGCGCGGGCGGCGCGGGTCATCGGCCAGATCCGCGGCGGGATGCTGCCGATCCCGGAGTCGTTCCTGGTGTTCATCACGACGCAATCGGATGAGCGACCGGAAGGCGCCTTTCTGGCCGAGCTACAGATGGCGCGGGACATTCGCGACGGGCGAGCCGCCGGCGCCATGTTGCCGATCCTCTACGAATTTCCGCGCGACATCATGACCGGCAGCGGTTGGTCGGACCCGCTCAACTGGCCGATGGTGATGCCGAACCTCGGCCGCTCGGTGACGCTCGCGCGGCTCGAAGACGAGTTCGCCACCGCGAAGCTGAAGGGCAACGCCGAACTCCGGCGATGGGCCTCGCAGCACCTCAACGTCGAGGTTGGCCTGGCGCTGCGCTCCGACCGCTGGGCCGGGGCGGATTACTGGCCGGGCCGGGTCGAGCCGGGGCTGACACTCGACCGGCTGCTCGACCGCTGCGAAGTCGTGGTGGTCGGGGTCGACGGCGGCGGGCTCGACGATCTGTTCGGCCTGACGGTGCTCGGGCGCGAGCGCCAGGAAAGCGACGTCGACGAGGGCGAGGGCGAGATCCGGCGGGTGCATCGCTGGCTGTCGTGGTCGCATGCCTGGTGCCACGAGGGCGTGCTCGACCGGCGGCAGTCGATCGCCGCCGTGCTGCAAGACTTCGCCGCCGCCGGCGAGCTCACCATCGTCGACGACGAACTCGCCGACCTTTCGGCGATCGTGGCGCATATCGAGGCGATCAAGGACCGCGGGCTGTTGGCCTGCGTCGCGGTTGATCCGGCCGGCATTGGCGAATTGGTCGACGAGCTGGCGGCGATCGACGTGACGCTCGAGAACGGCATGCTAATCGGCGTCGGGCAGGGTTATCGGCTAATGGGCGCCATCAAGACCGCCGAGCGGCGACTGGTTAGCGGCGCCTTGGTGCATGCGCCATCGGGGTTGATGGATTGGTGCGTCTCCAACGTCAAGATTGAGCCCACCGCAACCGCGATCCGCGCCACCAAGCAAAATGCTGGCGATGCCAAGATCGACCCCTGGGCGGCGCTGATCAACGCCGTCGACCGCATGTCGCTGAACCCGACCGCCGCGCCGGTTTTCGACGCGCAGGCAATGATCGCCTGACGAGGCATACGGGAAACCACGCATGACCCTGGTACGCAAAACCGCCGCCGGCAAGGTGAGTGGAAGCCTCAGCTATGTGCTGAGCGACGCCACGGTGGACCGCTACGGCGACGTTATCGAGCCGAGCGGGTGGATGCTCGACAACTTCCGCCGCCATCCGGTGGCGTTGTTCAACCACAACCCCAGCCAGGTTGTCGGCAACTGGCGCAATGTGCGGGTAGAGGGCGAGCGGCTGCTTGGCGATTTCGAGCCCGCGCCGGCCGGCACGACGCAGATAGCGGATGATGTTCGCCGGCTGATCGAGGCCGACCTGCTGGCCGCCACCAGCGTCGGTTTCCTCGGCATCGAGTCGGAGCCCATCGACCCGCAGCGGCCCGGCGGCGGCACCCGCTACACCAGGCAAGAGCTGCTTGAGACATCGATCGTATCGGTGCCGGCCAATCCGGCGGCGCTGCAACTGGCGCGATCCCTCGGGATCTCGGCCGACACCATAACCTTGGCCTTCGGCACGCCTGCCGCAACCGGGCCGGGATTGGTGACGAAAACCGGCACTCCTGCCGCGATGAAACCCGCATTGCGGGGCACTCCCATGACAGACCAACCGACCATCAGTCAGCAAATCGAGGATCGTCAGAACCGGCTTAACGCGGCGCGCGACAAATTGTTCGAGGTGACGCGCGACCCCGATCACGACATCGAGACGGCAAACGGGCTCAACGCCGAGATTGCCGAACAGGAGCAGCGGCTGTCCTCGCTGCGCAGCACCGAGCGCTCGCTGGCGTTGCGGGCTCAGCAGCAACCGGCATCGGCGGCACTGACGGCGCCCGCGATCAACCGCCGGCCGCTCGGGTTGCCGGTCAAGGAGCGCACACCCGGCGATTTGTACGCCAACCACTGCGTCGCACGTTTTATTTCCGTCGCCAACCGGATGCCGATCGAGCAGGTGCTGGCCGAGCGCTACCCCGACGACGAGCAGACGGCGCTAGTCACTCGCGCGGCGATTGCCGGGGCGACCACCACAACGGCCGGATGGGCGTTGGAACTGGTGCAGGTCGGGCAGGGCGAGTTCGTCAACTCGTTGATGCCGACCCAGGTGTTCCCGCAATTGTCGGCGATGGGCGTGGCGCTGAATTTTGGCCCGAATGCCGGGGCTATCAAGATCCCTAGCCGAGCCAATACGCCGAGCATCGGCGGCAGCTTCGTGGCCGAAGCGGCGCCTATCCCGGTGCGCCGGTTGGGCACGACGAGCATCACCCTCTATCCGCACAAAGTGGGCGGCATCAGCGTGATGAGCCGGGAGATTGCCGCCTACAGCAACCCTGATATCGAGGCGCTGATCCGCAGCAGCATCATTGACGATACCGCGATCAACATCGATGCGCTGCTGTTGGATAACGTTGCGGTCAGCACCACGCGGCCGGCGGGGTTGACCAACGGTGTCTCGACGCTGACCGCCACGGCTGGCGGCGGCTATGCGGCGTTTTTGGGCGACTTGCAGAAATTGACGGCGCCGTTCTACGCCGCCAATGCGGGCCGCAACCTGGCGCTGCTGATGAACCCGGCGCAGCGCAATCAGCTCACCTTCGCGCCTGGGCCGAGCGGCGTTCCGTTCGGCTGGAGTGAGCAATTCACCAATATGTTTCGGGTGATCACCAGCACCAGCGTGGCGGCCGGCGCGGTCTACATGATCGACGCCGCCGATTTTGTCAGCGTGTCGGGTGCGCCGGAATTTGATGTCAGCGAGATGGCTACCGTTCACATGGAGGATACGACGCCGCTTCAGATCGCCAGCGGCGCGCAGGGTTCGGGCGTGCTGGCGACGCCGACGCAGAGCATGTTCCAGACGGCACAAATCGCCATAAGGATGCTGGCCAATGTTAATTGGGCCATGCGGCGCAGCGGCATGGTGCAGTTCATCGGCAGCGGCGTGTCGTGGGCATAAGCACATTGCGTCAGGCGGGGCTTCGGCCCCGCCATTTTCATGGGTGGGCAGATGGAAAGTAGAGAGCGCACGGTGCCGCGGCAGCCGCGCGAGGAGGCTGATCCGCAGGATGTGCCGCAACCGACGCAAGCACGCGCGGATTACCTGAAGGAAAGGGTTCACACAGGTGATCCCGGCCCGCTGGCCGCGCCGCTGAATGTGGACGTGCCCGCCGTTTCCGGCGACGGCACGGTGGGCGCTACACTGAACTGCACGATGGGCAACTGGACCGGCGAGCCGGCGAGCTACGCCTATCAGTGGAAAAGCGACGGCACGGACGTTGCCGGGACCGGCAACAGCTACGTCGTTGCAGCCGGCGATGCCGGGCACAGCATCACCTGTGTCGTTACCGCGACGAACGACGCCGGCAGCACCGCGGCGCCGCCGTCGAATGCGGTGGCGATTGCTGCGGCAGGCACCGAAACCGAGACACGGAGGAAATGATGGAAAGCACCACCAGGGCAACCGGCGGGCGCACGACGGCGGCGACAACGCCGCCGGAAGGCGATCGGCTGGCGCAGGATCGGGCCTTCAAGGAAGCCACCGACAAGGAGATCGCCGAGAGGCTCTCCTCACCGCCGGAGCCGCCGACGCCGACGCAGGAGGAGGCCGACGCCGCAAAGACAGGCACGCTTGGGGAACAGCGCGACGTAAAGCCGGCGGCGTCTGGCGCGGGGTACACGACCCGCTGATGGCGAACTGGCTTACCCGCGCCTTCGGTTGGGGCGCGCCGGTTCCGGAAGGCGCGTACCGGCCGGGGCCATACATGCTGTCGAATGGCTGGCTCCCCGCCGGAAGCCCGTGGAACTATTGGCAGCTTGGGCAGAACGTGCAGCCCTACGGCTCGCGCTCGGCGATGCTGGAGGCGTGCATCAGCGCGTACAGCCAGACCGTGCCGATGTGCGCCGGCGATCACTGGCGCCGGCTTGCGAATGGCGGGCGGGAGCGCGTCACCAATTCGGCGCTGTCGCGCATCATGCGGCGGCCGAACGATTACCAGTCGATCAGCGACTTTCTCCTCAACCTGACACGCCGGCTATACGAGCAAGGCAATGCCTATGCGGTGGCGGCGCGGAACGACCGGGCCGAAATCACCGAATTGCACCTGATGCGAACCGGGGCGGCGGATATCGCCGAGGACGGCAGCATCTTCTACAGCCTGTCGGGCAACGAGATCATCGAGCGGCGGCTCGATCTGTCGCGCGGCGTGCCGAGTCGCGATGTGCTGCACGTCCGGCTGCACACGCCGCGACACCCGCTGAAGGGTGAATCACCTATCCTTGCGGCGGCGCCGGCCTTGGCGATGAGCAATGCCGCGCTGCAACAGCAAGTGCAGTTCTACATCAACCAGAGCCGGCCGAGTTTCCTGCTGACCACCGATGTGGTGATGAAGCGGGAACAGGCGCAGGAGCTGCGCGCCTGGTGGAATGAGCAGTCGCAGAGCGAAAATGTCGGCGGCACGCCGATCCTGACAGCCGGCCTCAAGGCGCAGCCG